GGGCATTGCCGACCTACTGATTAGGCAGGCCAGTGAAGGGACTTGGAAACCAGGTCCCGGATACTGCGGTCGGCCATCTCTCGCAACGGAGTTGCAGCGGGAGGTGGCCGTCTTTCCTGTCGCGCGCGCACCTTTTCACGCGCCAAAAGCCTCTTCCACCAATCGGTTTCTTGGAACCGTTGGCCTAATATCCCCTCTAGGGCGTGCTCGTCCGGGATTAAACATGCGCGCCTTGAGTTCTCGATCTCGGAGATCCGATCGAGGAGGTCCCTCCACGAGAACGAGACTTTTCCGTGGTTTTCACCGCGGTTCTTGTCCGTCTCGTTTGGGGACGAAAACTCAAGTGCTCGCGCGACTGGGGCTGCACCTTGCAGCCTAGATACCAGTCCCGGGACGGCTTCTGCCCGTGGAGGCAAGGGAGAACCTTGTGACCACTGCTCCATTACCGCTTCGAGCAGCGCGGTCCTCTCCCAGTCTGGCAAGGCGGCCAGCTCTGTCATCGTGAACCCCATTCCCACGGACAGGGCGAGCAGGTTGATCTGCTCGACCTCGTCCAGGGAGCGGGGGTCGATGGTCCGAGACGGGGTCCACTTGGGTGGCGTTGCAATGGCAACCGACCCAGGCTGGTCCCTATCCCGGGAAGCAGGGCTAGCCGGCCTTTTGCCGGATACCTCCTTTAGGGGAGCCTCTTCTCCTTCTTCCTTCTTATTGCGTGATCTCAATAGCCAACCTCCCCGGCTGGAAATCAGCTCGCGCCGGGCCCGGTCTAGAGTCCTGGCCAGCGTCCGGGCGGTCATTGCTGACCGCGCGTTGAACGCAGGCTTAGACTTTGGTTGGGCCTCCATCTCAGAAAGGAAGAAGAGGTCTCTGGCCACGTTTCCAGTGATCTTGTCAATCAGATCCGTAACCGTTCCTGGGAACGGGAACCAGCCTATTGGAACGGCTGCGTCGGATTTGATGACCCGGTACCTACCGCCCACAACGAATGTTGCCTGTTCGGCCGCAATGCGGCGCAAAGGCAGAGTTGTTGATGGGGCGGTGTCGTAGGGGCGGGAAAGGGCGGAAAGGTCGTCCTCCCACGAGCTCGAGGTCGCAAGGACCAGGGCCGCTCGGTCGACTTCCTTCATGGAGCCCTCTACCCGGAAGCTCCACATTGTCTCGGTCGGGATTCCGATCCCCCCAAACTGCCTGGGTACGTGGAGAAGGCGGAGCAATCCGTACCTCCTCAGGAACCCTTTCAGTTCGGGATGGACCATCCTGATGAGATAGAGGATCGCCCTTCTGGCTTTCCTCTCTCTGTGGAGCATCATCCCCTCGACGGCGGGGCCCAATGACATCCAATATGGGCTCTCCCTACCGGTTTGATCACACCGCATGGTGCCAATGATTCCCCTTGTGGGAAACGCTTCGGACCATCGCACCAATGACATCTCCGCCGTTCGGGTGTCAATTTCAGTGAAGAACATTTCTTCAGTAAAGACACCGCCGGAGCGGCAGAATAGGTGCTTACTTGGCCCGGAGAACTTGGCTCCTGAGGCTATGGCGTTTTCTTCGTACCTCTCTCGCCCCTCTTTACTCGTGACCCCAATAAGGTCGTCGCCGCATATACGCACTTTTGGAGTGCGTCTGACTCGCGCATAATTGGCTTTCCTTTCGGCTGGTTTTGAATCCAGCAACTTTCTGAAGGCATCAGGACCCAGGTGGGCCGAATGCCACCAGAAAAGGTTAGCCAGGCACAGAAAAGGCCAAGTAGATGGAAGCCCCATCAGCGCCCCTCTTTTGGAGCGGATGTGAGGTTCCCCCGGAAGGGACGGGTAGGAGATGGTCTGTGGCCCGAGGGCCAGTTCCATCACCTTCAGCGTCCAAGGGGGGAGGGTGTTCCCCACCGAAGAGTGGGAGATCCCCTTCCATATGGCCTGAAAGGTCTGGAGGCTGATCAGATCAGTCGCCGTTTTGAGGTCTGCCGAAAGGACGGACTTTGACGCGGCGTTCTTGATCGGGAAGATCTCTTCAACCGCTTCTCGATGGTCGCCCGCAAGGACGGCCTTGATAGAGCGGTCTTTCCGAAGACCTTCCGATAGCCACCTCCTGACCTGGTGTGCCAATGCAACCAGGGCCCCCGGCGATTTGGTGACAACCCGAACCTTCCATCCGCGTTCGGAGATCACCTGCGCCTGGGCTCTCATCGGACCTTCTTTCTCTTGGTCCATGAGGTCCTGGTATAGCGAGTCTGCCAAAGCAGCATGCAGTTTGAGGGCTGCATCGTCGGGCCGCACAGGGTATGTCGTCAGTTTCTTGACGAATCCTGGCGCGACAAAAGAAGCAAGCCCGAGTAGCTCGTCTGCTCTGTTTTGGTATTTGATCCCGGGTTCGGCTGAACGCCGAGTTATCCCTGATGCTTTCATCCTCTCGACGGCAGCTGAGGTTGCCGGAGAAACGGGAAGGCCGTTTGCCTGGCCGTTTAGGATGAACAGGGCTTGGACCTCTGCCGTCTTCTGCTCCCAGTTGTGGAGCACTTCGGCATTTAGTTCGGGGGTCCCTCTTCCCGGATCAATCTTGTATTTTGCGGCGATTTCGCCTAAGCGGCGGTGCAGGAATCCGGCCAGGCCTCCCTGGCGTCTCGAAGATTCCAAGCATGCGCCTGCTGTGGGGTCGAATTCAAGCCTAGGGGCGAAGGTGGATAGGTTGTCATCCGCCCAATACCGGCCAAAGGCCTCCATTTCTTCACGGAGGTCCTTCGGTAGTTCGGGCGCCGGGGACGAGAGGTTGTGGAGATGCTCTCTCAGAGCCTTCTCACCCTCTTGGAGCTGCCTTCCTTTTGGCAGCGAGCGGCCGATATAGGATAGCTGGGTCAGAATGTCTGCCCGGCGCTCCTTCCATCGATTCCCGCGACGTCCCTGGACGGCGGCTAGTGCCTCCTGGACCTCTTTATAGGGTCCGATGAACACCCGATGGAAACGGGTTGTGGGCACGGGGCCACCTGTGATGGCAGCCACGCGGCAAGCAGCGGCGAAGTCCTTTAGTTGCTGCGCCACGTGAAGGGGGCCGGAATTGTCGACGGCCGCCCTGATCCACCTTTTGAGAGAGGACCATGCATTTAGTGCGTCCCGGTGGGAGCTCCGATCCGTGTCGAGCCTAGGTTGGCCGCCGAGGGCGGCGACGAGGTTGACCCGGAGAGTCTGGAAGAAGGACGTGGCCATATGGTTTGGCCCTCCGTCCTTCTCTTCCCATCGAAGGCACTTACTCCAGCGATCGCTTCTCTTGCTGGATGCATGGGCGGAGGGCCTGGACACAAGGCCTCCGTCTTTCGGTGCGCGCGTTTCGGCGAGCGGGGGTTTGACCCCCCGACGTCGTCCCGCAGTCCGGCGGTACGTCCCCTTATCAAGGGCGACGTATCCACCGGCAGGGCTGGGATGACCTCGAGTCTCGCGGAGACCTGAAGCGGCTCGGCCGCTTCTAGTCTGTCTGATGACTTCGGT